ACTTCTGGGTTGCTTGTGGCCAGCTTGTTTGCTAACCATGAGAGAAACCATAGAAGCAGGAGAAACACATGTCAATAGAGTTTGTCAAAACTAAACCGTACCAACACCAGGTCGACGCCCTCAAGAGAGGCATGCTGCGTCCATCGTATGGCTATCTCATGGAGATGGGGACCGGGAAGTCCAAGGTTCTGATCGACAACCTTGCAGGCCTGGCTCTTCAGGGCAAGGTTAACTTCGCCTTGATCATCGCACCGAAGGGCGTGTACCGCAACTGGGTTGCCAAAGAAATCCCGGAGCACATGTCGGAGCGAGTAACCCATCGGGTCATCCGCTGGGTTAGTGGCGGAAATAAGGCACAGCAAGAAGAGGTGCGATCCGTACAAAAGCCGTACGATGGCCTGACTATTTTTGTCATGAATGTCGAGGCGTTCTCCAGCCTCAAGGGTCGCACCGCAGGGGAGTGGATGGCCAAGCACCTAGGCAGCCATGGTCTCATTGCCATCGACGAATCAACCACGATCAAGAACCCCAAGGCCAAGCGCACCAAGGCGCTGATGAAGATCGCCGCAGGCTTCCGGTACAAGCGTATCCTGACGGGGTCGCCCATCACCAAGTCACCCATGGATGCCTACGCTCAGTTCGAGTTCCTCGGACCTCGGCTCTTGGGCTATGATTCCTACTACGCCTTCCAGAATCGGTACGCTGTGACACAGAAGCGGCGGATGGGGGCGCACTCATTCGAACAGATCGTTGGCTACCGCAACCTCGAGGAGCTGACAGAGAAGATCGACGAGCATAGCTTCCGCGTTCTCAAGAAGGACTGCCTCGATCTGCCGGAGAAGATCTACACCGCCCGGTACATCACCCTGACGGATGAGCAGACCAAGATGTACGATCAGATCCGCAACTTGGCAATGACCATGCTCGACAGCGGGGAGCTGGTCACGGCCCCGGCTGTGATCACCCAGCTCCTCCGGATGCAGCAGATCTTGTCTGGCCACCTGAAGACCGACGATGGAGACCTGGTGTACTTCCCATCAAACCGCATGGCAGAGCTCGAGGACATCCTTAGTGAGCACTCCGGCAAGGCCATCATCTGGAGCCGCTTCCGGTACGACATCCAGCAGATCACGGCCATGCTGAACAAGACCTTTGGCGAGGGGTCCGCCGCTGCATACTATGGCGACACCTCGGACGAGGACCGCAACAACGCTGTCCGCAACTTCCAGAACCCGCACCACCCGCTTCGCTTCTTCGTTGGCAACCCAGCCACCGCAGGCTATGGCCTGACGCTGACCGAAGCAAACCTGTGTGTCTACTACGCAAACGACTTCAACCTCGAAACTCGGATCCAATCCGAGGACCGCGCCCATCGTATCGGCCAGAAGAACAACGTAACCTACATCGATCTGATCTCCGCTGGGACAATCGATGAGAAGATTGTGGAGTCGCTTCGTGCTAAGATCGAAATCGGGGCGCGAGTCCTCGGAGAGGAAGCCCGCAAATGGCTCAACCTGAAACCGCAGAAGGATATGTTCTAATGGAAGACCGTCTCGAAGATCACGACGAGGTGATCGAAATTATCGTGGACTATAAGAAGGGGTTCTACTCCAAGCAGAATGCCATCCGGCAGTTGGTCAAGCGTGGCTTCGAGCCCAGCATTGCAGAAGTGATGCTCATGTCCATGAAGAAGGACAACGTGGTTGATATCCGGGGCTACAGCAAGCAGCCTCCCCACTTGCTAAAGGGTGCCGAGACGCTAAGGCGGCAGAGCGCTTGCAGAAAAGCTGCGGTTAAGGTAGAAACAGACAACAAGTGAAGGGGTTGTCATGACAAAAGATGATCAGAAGTTTCGCAACGTAGGTCTCCTGCTTGAGGACCACGAAAAGTTGCGGCAGCTCGCTGACCGTGAGCAGAGGTCCATGGCCCGGCAACTGTCGGTCTTGATCCGTAAGGCCTTCGAGGAAACCCAAGTCGAGGTGGTGTGATGCAGATCAACCAAGATACACTTGAGCTTGTCAAGGAGTTCGAAGGCTTCCGCGCCAAGGCATACAAATGCCCGGCAGGTGTCTGGACCATTGGCTACGGCACGACCGCCGCCGCTGGCGTGGGCATCGATCCGAAGCCGGGCGTGACCGTGACCGAGGAAGAGGCCGAGGATCTTCTCGAGAAGACCATGGAGAAGTTTGGCGAACAGATCAAACCCCTCATCACCGCACCCATCAACAACAATGAGTACGGTGCCTTCCTTAGCTTGGCCTACAACATCGGACCGGGGGCTTTCAAGAAGTCCTCGGCGCTCCGTCTGTTCAATGCAGGCGACAAGGCAGGCTCTGCCAAGGCGCTCCTGATGTGGAACAAGGCAGGTGGTAAGGTCTTGCCGGGTCTGACCCGCCGCCGCGAGGCCGAGAAGAAGCTCTTCCTCAAGCCCGTCCCGACGCCTGATTCTGAGGAGGCGGTCCGTGCACCTCGGACCTCGCTTGCTCAGTCCAAGACTCTGCAAGCTAGCACCTTGGACATTGCAACCAAAGCTGGCGCTGGCGTCACGGCCCTTGCCGCCCTCGATGGGAATGCCCAGTACATTGTCTTGGGCTTCCTTGGCGTGAGCGTCCTGTTCACCCTCTGGATCATGCGTGAGCGTCTCCAGAAGTGGGCCGAGGGGGTGCGCTAATGTTCGGGCGCATCCAGCTCTATGCATTGCTTGCCTTCGCTTTCGTGGCTGGGATGCTGGGCATCTACGTCAGTGGCGTACAGCGGGGCATCGACCGCACCAAGCGGAAGATCGACGAGAAGCGTCTCTCCAGTATGAAGACCGCCAAGGAGGTCGAGGATGAAGTTGAAATCTTGGACGATCCCCATCTTGCTGCTCGGGCTAGTGAGTGGGTGCGCGAAGATAAGCGGGGATAGCTACTGCGATATAGCTTCGGAGCTATATTTTGACACCGAACAAACCGTCTCGTGGCTGTTGCAAAATGATCGTACACTTCTAGTGGATATCATCGTTCACAACGAGACTAAGAGACGGATATGCGGAGCACCGAAGCCCTCCGCAGGCTAGGTCATTCTTCTTCGAACGGATCGACGTCGAAGTCATTGATGTTCACGGCCCACACGCGGTGAGACGACCGCTTCTGGGACGGCTCACTGAACACATCTGCCAACGCAATCTTCCCCTCGGCGAACAGGCCCAGGCACAGGCTCCCGATCTCTCCGGAGTTGGAGTTGAGCAGCCTGCCGAGGGTGGCTGTCCGCAGAGGACCGTGCTCTTCCAGAGCGTCAATGATGCGGAGGCCTAGGTCTTTCTCTGGCACCTCGACCCTGGGCTCTACGTCCGTGAACACAGACCCCACCACTTCACATCGGACCGCGCGCCACGGAACTCGGTCCTGCTTGTCTGAGTAGTTGGCCACGACGTAGGCTTTGACCTTGTCTCCCGGCTGGATCTTGAGCGCCTCCATGATCCGGGAGTTGATGAAGACCGACTCGTTGTCCGCGGTCGTTGCAAAGGCGCTGTTCGAAAGTGTTACGTCTAGGACATAGACCTCTTTTACCAGAGGTGTAATGGCTTCATTCTGCATTGCTGTTCCTGTCGTTGCTTGTTCTAGTTTACGGGTTGTCGCGAGGGGCGCTTGGTGAAGATGAGCCGTAGCGCAGTCTGATCTTTGACCAACACAAAGCTATGTGCTGCGCCCCTCGTGGGTTAAGTTATCGTCTCAACCCATTGCCTGCAACCGCTTTTGTTCTTCCAGCTTCCGCAAGGCGCGCTCGATTGAGGCCTTGCTGGCGGACAGCTTTGCCTTCTTGGGCGGCTGGTATGGATCAATCTTATCGACCCACACACGTTCCGGCGCAGTGAGCGGCTTGCCAAAAGTCATGAGCGGCAGGACAATGCCGAACCGTTCGCAGGCGCTCTCGATACTCTTCCTGTGGAAGCCGAAGTGCTTGCTTGCCTGCCCTGCATTCCAGCGTTTAGCCAGTGCGCTCTCCATCATATCGCGCGTTATAACTCTGCGGCCACTCATAGGCTCTCTCCTTGATCGCATTAATCTCTGGTAGGTTTTGTCTCAGCATATACATGATGAGGTCAAGTTGTTCTTGGGTGGCCCACATGCCACCCGGCACCCGGACATAGCCCGCTGCGCGCAGGGCGCGGGCACCGGGGCTAGTGTCGCTGGGTGCTCGGCTCATCAGTCGCTGTCCGTTGTGATTTCGTAAGCTACAAGATGCAGAACACCAACGGCAGCGGCGAGGGGCATTCGCCCGCTATATTCATAGATCAGGGCTTTGATGCGGTCGCCCAGTTCCCCGGTCACGTCCTCGGCCCTCTTGCCGTCGCCCTTAAAGATGCGGATGTCAGTCATGGCTCTCTCCCTTGTTCTTCCCGAAGGCGAAGTCGATCCATTCCTCGCAGGCATCGAAGGCGTGTTGGATGCCATCGAGATTCCCTTCACGAACAGCTTCTCGCAAGCGGTTCCACTCAGTCAGCATCTTAGAGACACGTCTGTTCCCGTAGCGGTCAGTCATGGCTTTCCTCCTTCACATTCGCCCGCAGGTAAAGCTTCTTGGACCCGGCCCCGCAGGTCTGGCAAGGCTTCAGGTCGTCAATGACGTTAGAGGCATTAAGCCTCGCAATTGCAGCGGTGTGCTGGCTACCGAGGCGTTGGATTAGTTCTTCGTCACTCATGGCTCTCTCCTTTGATCTCTGCGAGGGTGGCGCGGGCCTTCTCTGCCAAAAACTTATTACCAGTGTCCTTGGCGTATCGCTCTGCGCGCCTAGCAAAATCCACCAAAACAGCCAGTTGGTTTATGCGTTTTTGCGCCTCTATTTCCCAAGAGTTGTCACTCATCGTCCACCTCCATCATCAACGCCACCAGTGCTGGCACCTTGCGCCATTTGTACAGGCTGGCTGGCGATACGCTGTAAAGAGCCGCAGCATTCTTTACTCCGAAGCGCGCGGCAGAGCGCAGGGCCTCGACGCGAAGCTGGTCGGTCAGGCCGTAGTCTGGATGCAGCCCGGTCATTTCGGCACACACTCCATGACAACGATGTGCGCGTTATCACGAACAAATTCAATTGCTGCCTCGCAAGACCGCTTACTGTTAAACTCCTGCATTGCGACACCGTTTGTGCCGATCAGCACAATCAAAACGTAAGTCATCTGCGCCCCCTGTTCCAAGCCAACCGCGAGATCTTGTTCGCCAGATCGTCCAGCTCCGCCGTCGATAAGTCGCGGTTTTCCAGCAGCGCCATGTAGATCGCGTTGGTCAGCCGCTTTGATGGCAGGACCGACGCGCCCTGAATGATCGCTGCCACCGCTTCTGACTGCACGTCACGCACGGGCATGGTCTTTGGTTCTTTCCTCCAGAACATCATGGCAGCACCTCCTGTTCGATTGGGAGGGAGGCGCACTCCATGCTGTAGTCGTAGTCCAGTGTGTCGCCCACAGCTACAATGGCCTTCTTGCAGGCGGCTGCGCTGATGTAAGGGATACCGTAGGTCGAGCCCTCAAGCGGCCCGCCATGCATCGTGATCCAGAGTACGGTCATGTACGTCGTCATTGCTCTCTCCTTCTAGTGTTTGAATTCTTGTTTCTGTTTGACGAAGCCCTCTGCAAACTCCGTTGCCAGCCGGGCAAAGGCCTCGCGAGAACAGCCCTTGGCCCGGGCGTAGCTGTAGACAACCGTCAACAGGAACACGACGCCCTCTGGACCCGAGGGTGCATAGGCATCCACCATGGTCATGATCAGGGCGGCGAGGTGGTCCTCGTCCAGATTGTCGGGCAGTGCTGAGAAGATAGCCTGAAACTCTTTGTCTGTTAGGTCGCTCAAAAGGGACACTCCTTGCCTTGTTTGTACCAGTCGCTCGTCTCCGCCTTGGGATAAACCTTAGACTGGGGGGTGGTTGTAGGTTTTTCAGCATGCTTGGGACGCAGGCCCATCTGGTCGAAGAACGTGTCGTCGAGGATTTCAAAGGGCTGGTCGGTCACGTCCCACTTGCTCATTGCGGTATCTCCGTCAGCGTTTCGTCCGGCTGCTCTTGACCCAGAAAACTTTTTGATCCAATCCGGTTGACGCCGCCATCAATCATATATTGCAAGTTGTAGTTATTCTGCAGGCAAAACATGATCGCCCAGCTTAGCACTTCAGCCCGCAATTTCTCCCCTGCTTCTGAGATATCTAGATAATCAATGTTGTCCTCCTTTCGCCACACGAGGATTGCGTTCACATTGTCTGGCTTCATCCAACCCGGGATATCGTCGTCGACGAGCCACTCGCATTTGAAAACCTTGCATGGGTCTTCAGGATGGTTGCCATAAATAGAACATCTTCCACTCTCCAAATAGTGACAGGGACGCCCCTTCCAGAAGGGATGTCCATGTGCGCTTCCATGTAGGTGGCCTTCGCAACATTTGCTGCAGGTCCCGCAAACTCGAGGTGGAGTTGTTACAGAAGCGTCGTTCAAGACTGCAACCGTCGCTTCGTCTGTCACATCCCACTTAGCCATAGGGGTGAGGGTGGGGTCAGACATAGTCCACCTCTCTGGATTCAAAGATGACCGGGTCGCTTTTCGAAAACCACATAACTTCACCGTCGCCATTAAATCTTCCGGTCCTGCTCGACACCTTTATCAGGGGTGTGTCGTAGTAGACGGAGTAGAAAGGGGCGAACAAGGGCAGGTTGCCAAAGGCGGCTCGGACCATCATTGCGGTGCCTCCTCTTTGATCTCGTCATGCAGCCACTGGCCGTCCTTCTCGCCGTAGTCATCCTGAAGCTTGTGCAAGAGCCAATCGCCACGGTCCTCGTCGTCATCCAGATCGTCGTCGATCTCGCCCACCCCGCCGCAGTTTTCGCAGTCGTCTTCGTACTCCTCAATGAAGCCGACGTCGCGGGATGCAGAATGGCGGTGGACGCGCTCGTAGACCACGGTCCCCGAACCTTGGCACTCGGGGCAGGACTTGGTGTATTTGTGTTTGATCATGCGTTCTCTCCTGTCGTTGCGTTCAGGTGATCCACAACCTCCTGAAACAGCCGCCTTAGTTGGCCATACTCTTCCTGTGCCTTAAGTCCGGCCTCGAGCGGAAGGGGCAAAGGAATCTGCAACAACATCCCCGTCTTGGGTGTGACCAGCACCACTTCGCGCTCGTTGAGGTGGCTCTTGGTTCCCGGCACTTGGACCTTGGTCATGCTGCGTCTCCCATCTTTGGTGCGTGATATGCTTTCTTGATGCCGAAGGCCGGGTGCCCAGACCAGAAGCCCTCGATCCACTGGTACCAGAGCCCGTCCTTGCGGA